TCTGCATACTTAGCAGCTGTTACTTCAATGCGTGGCTTTGTGTAAGCCATTGCTGTGACAGTTGGGCGAGCAGCTTCGACCGCTGGTGCTTCAACTGGTGTTGCTTCGACTGCTGGAGTGGTGTTTTCCACGGTGGCTGTCTCGCTTTCTGTTGGTTGGGTTGATTCTTCTACAGCAGATTCTTCCGCTGCAATATCAGTAACTTGAGCAGACTTGAATGCTGGCTCTGTCACTAAACTTACTTCGACCAAGCGAGCAGCAGACACATATGTCACGCCATCCTTGATCTTTGACTTTAAAACTTCTGCGCCGATGCTTAATCCTGATTGTAAACCTTCTTCGGCAAGGATTAAGGCTTCTGTACCGCGCTGTGAGCGACTTACAGAAAATACAGCATCGATAGAGTTCTCTGATTCAGAGAAGCTGACAGCACGACCCAAAGGCTTCTTGGAATCGTGTTGATTTAATAATTTTATGGTTTTAGGATCTGGGATCTCGATCGATCCAGAAGCAAAGATAACTTTGCCCATGTTGGTAGATCCTGCTTCAATATTAAGAGGCACAATCTTGCCTGAGATAGTGCGATTGGCTGAATCGGCTGTAAGTTCAGCTGCGAATGTGATTATCTGGGTCATTGCATTCCCTGACTTCCGTTAGGTGTTAGATCTGTCATTTCCATTGCTTGTTCTTGAGTAATGAGTTCAAGTTGTAATAATTTTTCAATTACTGCCAGTTCTGCTAATGGATCAGTACGCAAGAAGTTTTTGTCAATGTCAAACTTGACAACATTGCCTCTAGCTGTAATGTCGTCCATCGATAAACGATCTTCAATAGCAGTAATAAATGGTTGCAAAGATAGTGTCAAGAATTGCTTGCGCTCATCTTGAACATTTGCATAAGTCATTGAGTTATTCTGATCTGCTGAAACATAATAGGCTGGCACATTGCAAAGTCGCGCAATTTCGGTGGCCAAGTTGAAAATGGCTTCTCCATACATCATTTCTTTAGGTGAGAATGACACTGGCTTATATTCTAGAGTGCTAGTTAGATAAGCGGTTGAACGATTGTTACGTGCATTGCGCCAAGCAGCTAGTAAACCTGAAACTTCTTTAGGATCGAGATCAGCACCGGTATTCTTGATATAACCAGTAGCCATTGGAGTAGATGCAGCGATTGCTGCTGCCTTTTGAACATCGATGGCTGCGCGAATTGTTTGAATGCCTGTTGTCAAGATGCCTGGTAGCAAAGATTGGAAAGTAATTAAACTGCCAAGGCCGTCCATTGGTAATGTCATTCCATCAACTGCATAGGATTTAACAAAAGTATTAGTGCTGTCAAGTGTTGCAGTTACGCGATTGTTAGCAATCCATTCAAAGCGAGATGGTCGTCCGTCCTCGTTATAAACTTCAACAACTTGCCAGAAGGCTTGCGAATATAGAAGCAATGATTCAACTGTGTAAGCGATCGTAACTGATCGTGGTTGTGAGTATGAAGGCTGCTCTAACCAAACTGGTGAGCCAAGTTCTTCGTTAGTTGATTTTCTGTAAAGCTCTAATGGAATTGCGCCAATAGTGCCAGCTAAAAGATTTCTGCATCTTTGTAATGCTGGCACACTTAAAGCATCTTCTCTACTTACATAGGAATATTGAAACGGCATAGCATAAGGTGAATACTCGCCTAAAACTTGAGGGGCATATTGCGCTTCGACAGACGGCTTAGTTGGCTTTGATTCTGCTCGCGAAAATATACCCATAGCCTAAATGATAGCACAACCTAGACAGATTACTAGCATATGTCAAGTTATGATTTGTGGGCGTGGTGCTGGCAGCATTAACTTACTTACTGCCATTGCGACTCCAATGATGGCTGAGATGTCACCAGCTGATTTGCGCTTGATAATTCGCCACGCTGAATCATTGACTTTGGCAGCACAGTTGTTAAATTGCTGGATTAGTTCTGCTTGCCCATTATGAACGACCTTGTGAGTAACCAATCCAGTTAGAAGATCGCCACAGGCCTGATAGAACTGCTGGCCGCTTACATCTTCAGTCATTACTCCTGCTTGCTTCAATCGGTCTGCAATCGACTGTGTGGCGTATTTGTCATAGCAGACTAAACGCGGCCGATAGATATCAGCCCAAGCTTTGATGGCCACAGCAATCTTTAGATCATCGACTGCGACCTGAGAACTCCAAGTCTCCATAATTCCAATACCGATCCTGCCATCGGGAAGCAACTGGCCAGCAATGAGTGAAGCATTGCGCCTTGACGGGCTAACATCAAAAGCAAAGACGGTATAAGCCCCAACTGCGATCTCTAGCGTGTTATCGCTGGTTTCTTCCAAGACTCCATGAGGCCAAGGTGATTGAAGGCTATCGATCCATTGACAAAGGGTCTCAGTGCGAGTAGTTTCAATCGGTGCAGTTGCGATAGCTTCTTCAATCGATTCTTTAGTGACTGTGTAACCAAGTGCGGGATTACTTGGCACTACCGCATTACGCCAAAAGGCATCTGACGAGATATCGATTTTGCAATACTGTGGGGCTGAGTATTCGTAATAACCAAAGGTCTCTGGCGGATAATCTTTAGCGCGCTCGACCAATCCGTTCAATACTGTGCTAAACGCATCACCGGCATTGCTGGTTAAGAATGTCTGGGCATTGGCTCTGGCTCTAGTAGTTGGAATTGCTGCCTTGTAGCCATCTTCAGAGATTTCGCGCACTTCATCGATCCATAAGAAGTCAGCTGTGCGACCACGCGCTGAATCTCGGGTATCTGATACTAGATCAAGCGTTGCCCCGTTAAGCAGCTCGATGCGCTCGCCACCATTGGCATATCTAACTGCCTTGGTCATGGCTTTGAGTTCTGGAGTCGATTCAATGATCCAAGCAATCTCTCTAAAGGTCATCAAGGCCGTTGCTCGGTTTGAGGACATGATTATGTGCTTCTTCTCATCACCATAGAACATGCCCCAGATTACTCGGACTCTGCCTAGGTGAGATTTGCCATTCTGTCTTGAAATAAGCAATAGCGAAGTCTTGACTCGATATTGATCCTTCTTATCGACCATCATCATCTGCTTGAGAATGAACTCCTGATAAGGCATGAGCTTATCCATCTTTAAGCGTTCAACCATTTCAATAACTTCACCAGCTCTAGTTTTGCCTTTTAGCAGTGGCGTGTGAACCCTTGGCTCGGTTGCCCCTCGTAGAGCTTTGACTGACTTGGGTTTATTCGTCATTGATTCGGATTGGGTTTGATCTTAAAAGGACTGTCTGGCATCGGCTCGGACCGCATCGGGTAGATACTGTCTGTAAAGACAGGGGGGGTAGCCGTCTTACCTAAAAAAACACCATCATTGAGCGCACCCTTGCGTAAGTTACAGCTCTTACACAGCACCCTAAGATTATCAAGATCATGAGTGCCCCCAGACTTTCTTGGGATGATGTGATCGATGTGCATCTCGCCTTCATCTGTGCCACAGATCTGACACATCCTGCCATCACGACTGAACACCCGCTCTCGCTGTCCTCGATAGCGTCTAGTGTTTAACTTATCAATACTCATTAGACATCATCATAACAAAGACCACATAACCACCAAGCATACACTTCCATAAGTTCTGACTCGGGTGTAGCTGCTTCACATCTTGAGCACTTAATCGTATCTTCTTCTAATGCCATGAGTGTAGCTTCCAATGGTTGAGTGCTGCACAGAAGTCTGGCTCATCATACTCTGTGACTCCATACCTATGAGCCACATACCTACTACTCCAGTCATACTGTTGCTCAGGTGTAGCAGTCTTTAACCATTGTGACCTACCCTGCAAGAATCCATGATGGCTACCATTCTTAGCCTTAAAGTTCCAGTTACTCTCTTTAGTAGCAAGAATATCTAAGCATTGATAAGTGTTAACTGTTAACTGGCTTTGAATATATTCTTTAATAGTAATCTCTTTTACTTCTACTGCTTTAGCAGTATCAGTTGGACTGTATTCTATATAGAACATAGCTGCCCCAATAGCTAAACACGCGGTCGCGAGCAATCGCCCACAGGCGCTCGCTAGCGAGTTATAGCGTACCGCCTCTGTCAAATCCATCGATGGTTTACGCATGATCTTGGGCGTGTCTAATCCTGTGTGCAATCATGTCTAACTGTTATATCAAATGCACACATCTGGCAACCCATTGCTTCATAGCAATATGCACACATATATTCAAACTGTATTTCATCACAGCATCTAAAGTGAGCTGTGCTGTCAGACTTTAACTTATAGTCAAATGACATTACTTGTCCTTTCCCCAGCCGCTACCTTTGAAGATCGCAGGCGTTGCAGCGAATACCCGAATCATTGGCGTTGAGCAATGCAGTACCGGGTTACCTACTGCACTCATTGAGTGTTCAAGCTCTTGCGTTTGCCCACATATTATGCATTCATAATCATAAATCGGCATTGTGATCCTTACATTTAGTGCAGTAATCCTCATTAAGTAGCCAAGTGCCACAGCCTTTGCATCGGCTTGGCTCTTGAAACCATTCTATGTAATCGACTTTATTGAGTAGCTGAACCAGATCAGAGAATCGAAGCATTGCGCCGTATTCGGCCGCATCTTCGCCCTGCCCATTGAATCTCATAACCACAACACTCAGCTTCCCATCTGAGCGTTTGCGTGTCTGATCCAGCCACTCCTTCGGTTGGAAGGCGGCACGCGCTTTAACTTCGATGTCGAACGGGACACCAGTTACATCGCTACCTTGCCGACCTGCCCCAGCACTATCCGCATACGGGAACCACTTTGATAGGTACTCAGCGACGACTTTCTGAGTGCGATAACCCCTGTGCTTACGATGCTGGGAAGCCATTGTTTATAACCAGATCGGTGGGCATTGTTCTGCCCGATTCTTAGATGGGCAGGTATATCCCTCGTAGGGTTTTCCGCTTTTGCTGGACACACCAGACTTATACAACATAAAATCATGGACGCACTTAGGTGCTTGTGGCATTTCTTTAGCATTCAATTCAACTGATACTAAGTTCATCGCTTCATTCAATGATGGTGCAGCTGATATTGGTATGACATTCATATCATCTTTAGGATCAGCAATAGTCCAAGCATCTTTTACTGGCTCTGGGAACTTCTGTTTGATGATTGGTTCTTCTGTCGTAATTCCGCCTCGTCCTGCCAACTGTACTTTGACCATCTCTTCTCGGCTTGGTCGCTTGCCTTTAGCAGCGAAACCTGCGTTAGCAAGAGCTCTGCCGATCGCTGAAGTTTCGCAGTTTTCCAAAGCGCTAGTTGCATTAACACCGCGATCAGTATCCTTCTCTTCAGCATAGCCAGTCGAGTATGCGACTGCGTCGAGATAAGTGCGGTAGAGATAGGCTTTAACAACATATCGATGAGCTTCACATACTTCCAATTCCGTTGATACGCGTCCATCTGGGAACTCCTTCCAAAACTTTTCCAGTCGGCTCTCGACTGTTTCATAATCGGCTAGATTAAACGCCATGATTGATCTCCTCTTGCTTTACTAGAAACTCGGCTTGCTCGGTTAAAGGCCAATGAGATCCATCTGGCCAAATTGACACCCAGACAGCGCAAGGCTGGCAATAATGTCGGTTGATCCCTTTAGACTTAGCGTGTTGACTTACCACAGTCCAGACTGCAAAAGTCTTACCCTTACCATTCGGATGATCGCGACCCCACTTCATCTGGCAATAATCACACCAAGTACCGGACTTTGCCTTAGTAACTGTCAAGGTCGTTCCAATCAGTTGATGTAATCTGGCCAGCGATTGCAGAGTACGCACAGATGTCCTTGTAACTGTCCGCGTGATCCTTTGTTGTTTGAGTTCTCGAGATCTTGGTGAGGATGAGGCAGATTGCGACTTCGTGCGGCTCGATGTTTTTGTCAAGATACACACTCCAGAGTCTTGCGATTCGAATGTGATTAAGAGTTGAGTCGCCGTATTCGTCACCTCGGTCGGTGAGTAGCTGCTTGGCTTCATCGAGAATATCCTTGGCCTTCACTCTGACCAGAATGTGTGTCGAGCGACCGAACGGCCGAGTGCATAACCTTCTTCTTTGCCTTGCTTAAATCCATGGCCATAACCAGCTGCAATACCGACTACCAGAAACGCCAGCATCACCAGCGTTAGATATAAATCAAGATTCATTTCTTAGCCCCTTTACTTCAGTGAGTTTCACTGATAAGGATTAAGGTACAGGCTATCGCAGACTAAGCAAGCATCTTTTGATAACGAAATGGTAACAATTCTCCATCGTCCATGGCATCATCGATGTCACGCCTAAGCGGATTATCTAGATCGTCCATGCCTGCGACCAGCATAAGCGAAGGTTCCGTCCTTTTCTATGTGAATCGTGGTTACTTGAACACCCTTAGGATCTTCTTCAACGATCAAGAACGCCTGCTGCCAGTTCATTGTGCCTTTTGTGTAATAAGCCTTGCGAATGTCCATCAAGTGTCCACCTTCAAAGCCACGCAGGATACGGCCTAACTTGCCCCCTGAAGCCTCTGTGAAGGCCGACTGGCCTGCTCTGTGAGTGTGGCCACAGATCACGCTTAGCCCATGCCTACGGGCTGCTTCTAAGGCTGTGAGTCCAGGAGTCGGTTTGATTGGTTGCTCATCTCCATGCACTGCAACATAACCTTTAGCAATAGCAAACGGCTTCTTATGATAAGAGATCCCAAGTTCATCGAGCTTCATAAACTTTTCAAACTTAAGTTCAGGTAATGACAAGAATGCTGGGATCTTGTTCATGATTACATTGTAAAGTCGGTCAGTGTGATTAGACCTGATCATGTGAGCTTCTTTGGCGTGCTGTGTCAATTCCCAAAGGACATCAACTGCCATGTCACGATCCGCAGCTAGTGTTTGCTCGTACCAGCCTGGCTTGTTTTCTGTCCATCGGCTGATTTGTGGGAGATCGATCTCATCTCCGAGAGTAACCACAGCATCAGGGCGAAACGTCTTAACAAAATTAGAAACATTCTTGACTGCTACTTCATCGTGATAAGGGACTTGTAAGTCTGGTATTACGATGGTTCTCTTCATTAATCCTCGTCATCGTCAGGATAAAAGTCCGGCATGTTGCTGGGATTATCATTGATGCGCTTAGGGAGTATCCAATCAGGATAAGAAAATGGATCCATAAGCATAGACATGCAGATGTCTGTGGCAAAGCCAGCCTTGCGCAAAGCTTTATAGTATTCGTTTAACCCAATACAGTAAGCCTCTAGTGGAGTGTAACCCTGATCCTCTATTGCTTTAGTTTTGCGCGCGGCCATGCTTTATTTTACCGCTCTAGAAGTATGTTGTAAATCTCATCGCATCGCGTGTTGAGTCGCTTGATCTCGCTCAACAAGTGCGTGATCACAAAGCCAGCCAATCCACCGATTATCACAAGAGTGGCAATATAGAGCTGAAAGAATTCTGCTTGTGTCATTTTCTTCCGAGTTCATCTTTTGGATCAAGGTATCTCAATACTGGTGGGATAATTGATGCAAGGCCAGCAGCGATTAAAGCCTTTGGTTCCGTTACTCCAGCTGCATACATTGAGATGATTGCAACTAAGAATGCTCTGCCCCAAGAACCTGCTGCGTTTTGTAGATCTTTCATTGTGATCCCCCGATCATAGGTATTTGAAGAAACTCACCATTAAGGTCAGCTTCTTTCGTAAACGAGATATGGCAATGGTGATTGTGTTTGTTGATCCCTGTGTATTTGCGCCACTTCCATTTAAGGATAGGGCTTGCGATCTTTCCATCGAAGATGATGTAGCTGATGCGCTTTGCAGGATCAGACTTTGCAAAGATACGAATCTGATCCGCAAGATCTGGCATGGAGTCAGGTTTAACTTTACCCGAAAGATCTCGATCGACATCGATGGCACGTACCCAGCCGCTAGCATCTGGATTATGATCTGACTTACGCGCAGAGTGTCGTGTGTCGCCGATCCAACCATCAGAAGTTCTATCTCGATCTGGGAAGGTGTCATCGATTTGTTCTCTTAACTGAATCGCAGATTTAGATAATCGGTATTTGATGGTCAAGATTCTCACACTCCCATAAGCAATCGTCTAACTTCAATTTTGCTTCTTGATGGCACTTTGGTGGCACAAACGCATCTAAATCTGCATCGTATGTAAAACCAATGCCAGCATAATTTTT